TCAACCACATAGGTTTTAATGCTACCATTACTTTCTCTCACCTTCATTAGAAAGTCTGGGTAGTATTTGTGAGGTCTTTTATCTACAGGAGACATGTATGGAATACTTATCTCTTCGGAAGCCCATGCTATAATATTATTATTCAGGTCACAGTATCTACAGAACTTACGTTCCCAACTGCTACGACATATTATATTCTTATGATTGCCTTGATACTTTCGAGGATACTTTGGTTTGTATCTACTCTTAATACTTTCAGCCATCTCTTATACATAATATATAATTAAAAATATTTATAGATGGCAGGGGTAAGACCAGACACATTATCATTAAGTGATATAAAATCTAGGTTGCTCAACGTTGCGCAATCTTCGCAGTATCGTTTAACTTTATCTGTTCCAGCAGCAGTGAGGTCTAAGGTATCTGATTTAAATGATCTTGATTTAGATAATATTAACTTGTCTTGTTCTGAGGCAAACCTTCCAGGTTCTAGTTTAGCTACTCATGATGTTACTAATGATTATCAAGGGGTCACTGAGAAGATGGCCTATAGGAGAATATATGATGATGTGTTAGGGTTGACTTTCTATGTTGATAGAAACTATAATGTAATTAAATTGTTTGAAAGATGGATTGATTATATCAGTGGGATTACAGACCCTCAAGTATATAAAAGTCCCTTTACTAATCAAAGGGTAGCTTATCCTAAAACATATAAGAATAATATATTTGTAACTAAATTTGAGAAGGATCACTTGTCAGATGAGTCTACCATTGATAAAAATATATTAGAATATACTTTTGTTAATGCTTTCCCTAGAGATATTACTGCTATCCCTGTTTCATATGAGGACAGCCAAGTCTTAAAGTGTAGTGTGTCATTCACATTTATTAGATATGTGGTAGAGAAGGTTAAACTTCCACCACCAATAACTCTCTTTTAAGACTATAAATAAACCACACTGATTTTTTTATAAGATATTATGCCATTACCCACCATTGCTACGCCAACTTATGAACTTGAGTTGCCATCTACAGGAAAGAAGATTAAGTATAGACCTTTCTTAGTTAAAGAAGAGAAGCTTCTTGTTTTAGCATTAGAAACTGAAGATACTAAACAAATTACTACTGCTATCAGAGCTGTCCTAAAGAATTGTATACAGAGTAGAGGAGTAAAGGTAGATCATCTTCCCACTTTTGATATAGAATTTTTATTCCTTAATATAAGAGGCAAGTCTGTAGGTGAGGAGATTGAAGTTAATCTTATTGCTCCTGATGATAAAGAGACTAGTGTTCCAGTAACTATTAATATTGATGATATTAAAGTAAGTAAGGATAAAGATCATACAAAGAAAATTAAGTTAGATGATTCTTTAATGATGGAGATGAAGTATCCTTCTTTAGATGAGTTCATTAAAAATAACTTTGACTTTGGAGATGAAGTTAATATAGATCAATCATTTGATTTAATATCCTCTTGTATAGATAAGATCTATAATGAGGAGGAGGTATGGGCTACCTCAGATTGTACTAAGAAAGAAGTAAAAGAATTTTTAGAGCAGATGAATAGTCTACAGTTTAAAGGAGTGGAGAAATTCTTTACCACTATGCCTAAGTTATCTCATAGTGTTACCTTTACTAATCCTAAGACTGGGGTGGAAAATACTGTAGTGTTGGAGGGTCTATCATCTTTTTTCGAGTAGGGATGTCTCATATGGACCTAGAGAATTATTATAAGATTAATTTTGCTTTGTTACAGTATCATAAATATTCATTAACAGAGATTGAAAATCTTATTCCTTGGGAAAGAGACATCTACATTGGTATGCTTCAACAACATCTTGAAGATGAAAAATTAAAGCAACAACAAGCTAATGCCTAGCGGTAACACCACTATCAAATCAAGGGTTAATCCATCCAAGTTTATGGGTGCAGCTCATGCCGCTGGGTCAGAATTAGAGGAGAGAGTTGGTAATAATGAGAGAAAGATTACTTTAATTAAAAATATTATTAACTATAAAGATAGTTTGCTTCCTATTCCTAATCCTGAGGAAGGAGATGGTGATAGTACTAGTAATTTAAATATAGCAGGTAGGTTAGATAATATTGGAGAAGCATTAGGTGTTATAGGTGGTCTATTTAAATTACAATTAAGTTCCTTACAAGATAAGGATGCAAAAGATCGTAAAGATGAAGCAGAGCAAGATAAGAAAGCAAGAGAAAAAGAATTAGAAGCAGGAAAGAAAGCAACTAAACCTAAGGGAAAATCTTTAATGCCTAAGCCTGTCTTAGGATTCTTTGATACATTAAAAAAATTCTTTTTGAATGTTGCCTTTGGTGCAGTCACTTTAAAGTTAATTAAATGGTTTAAAGATCCTGCTAATAGAGATAAGATTCAGTCGTGGGTTACTTGGATTAGAGATAATGCTAAAGCGATTTTTGTAACTTTAGGAGCCCTAGTTGCATTAGATATTGCTTTTAAATTTATAGGTTTTCTTGGTACTTTAAAAATTGTAGGAGCACTTTTATTAAGCCCTAAATTTTTAGCACTTATGGCTGTTATTGGAGGAGCAATTGCTATTGATGATTTTAGAAAACAAGATTTTAGATTGAATGAAAATGTTTTAAATCAAAAAGTAGAACAAAAGGAAAAGGTATTGGGTAGAAAATTAACAGCTGAAGAAATAAATGATATTTCACTTAGTAAAGATGTTGATCTTAAATTAGGTGGAGATAGAGATTTAACTGCTGGAGCAGGGTTGTTAGGTTCACCTGGAGGTTCACCTGGAGGTGTAGCTAGTGAGTTATACTTTGGTTCTTTGTTAGGTGAATGGATCATGAGGAAGCAAGCAGCAAAGACTTTTGGAAAGAAAGATGATTTGAATAGTGAGTTTGCTGATGGAGGTCGTCCTCCTGTAGGTGAGGTGGTAAGTGTAGGTGAGAAAGGAAGAGAATTATTTGTAGCAGATACCTCAGGAACTGTCATATCTAATGACAAGACTGAACATGTCTTTGATGGTGGTGCAATTCTTGTTGCTAAATCTAGTGCTCTTGAGAAGATTTCTAATACATCTTCTAGCATAAGTCAGAAGGTTAATAATAGACATGGTAGTTCAAAGATAATAGATCTTAGGGGAGGACAGCAGCAAGGATCTACTCCTACAGCAGGAAATATTACTACAGGAAATCAAATAGAAGGAGTTAGTTCTGTATTTCTAGGTGATCTTCTAGTGAAGGCTGCTCAAGTACAATTAGGGGTGGTAGGTTGATATGTTATTAGGATTAGCAGGAAGCCTTTTAAAAACATTGGGTAAGAAGAAGTCTAAAAAGAACGGTAAACAGGTGGCTGATAGTATAACTAATCAACCTAAGAATGAGGTGGATAAGAGTCAGAATCCTACAACAGTTCATGAGTCTGGAGCAGACTTAAAGCCTTTAGAGGATGTTAGAGATGACATACAGGCATCTTCTAAGAAGAAGAAAGATCCTCTTAACTTAGCATTGGATGGTATTGATAATGCTTTGTTTGGTATTATTGATACTCTAACTGAGACTAATATTTTAAGAAAGAAAATAAAATCTGATGCTGCTAAAGCTCAGTTAGATAAGAAGAAAAGTTTAAGAGAAAAAGTTCTTGAATCTGGATTGGTAAAGGGGGCTGTTGGATCTGTTAAAAAATCTGTAGGTAATGCTTGGGATAAGATGATGCAATTTCTTACTTGGACTTTAATGGGAGCAATAGTTAATGCCATTGTAAAAAATTGGGATGAGATACAAAAGGAAATACAAAAATTAGTTGATGATTTAAAAGACCTATGGGATAGTCCTATCCTGAAAATTTTTAGGGAGTTTGCTATGTGGATTATGGTTAAAGGTTTTCAATTAACTAAACTAATTCTTCCAAAGGACATAGATAAAATGAAGGAAGATACTGATAAACTTAAAAAAGAACTAGGGGTAGTTGAAGATCAATATAAAGATATAGATAAAAAAATTAAGAATGGTAGTAATAATGATCCTAGATTAAAAGAATTGAGGGAAAAGTTAGAATCTGCTAAAAGTGATGAAGAAAGAAATGAAATTATGGAGAGTTTTATAGATGATAATCAAAATGTTATAGATCCTAAGACTTTTATAGAAGATCCAGAAAATCCAGGTGAGAAGTTAAGAGTTAGTGAGACATTTCCTGATGGACCACCACAGAGTTTAGTTGATGAAGCCAAATCTCTTTATTATATTGATCAGAATGGTAGTGTAAGAAGAAAGTCTGATAATAAAAAAGCTGAGTGGGAATTTTTGCGGAAGTTTAGTTTATATAACCAGGTACAGAAAGAAGCGTTAGAAAGAAGAGTATATAATCAATCAAATAATAGTTCATTAACTAATCAATCAAATACTACCTTATTAAATAATGATATCTCAAGTTACTCTTTAGGTATATACGAATACTCTGACCTAAGTGAAGTGTTTGGAACTACTAATATATTCATAACAGGTGATAGTGATTCCTCAATTAATAATACATCCTCTAGTGGTTCTTTAGTTTTTTCTTCTTCTTCATCATTAGGAGTAAGTATAAAAGAAGCTCAACTACTTAACATAGACTCAAAGTAATATGACAGAACCCACCCCACAACTTAGTCCTTCAAGGCCAGGTAATATACGTCAGTTTACTATTAGTGGTAAGGACGTTACTGGATTTGATAATAACAATAATAGTAGAACTGCTTTAGTAGATATAAGATACTATGAGAATGTATTGTCTCCTACAATCAATCTATCTGTAGGTGTTAAAGAGACTGATGATCTTTTAGATGCTCTTCCTATAAAGGGAGGTGAAGAATGTAAAATTAAAATAGAAGATGCTGCAGGAAAGAGTTTAAATCCTACTTTATATGTGAATAAAGTTAGTAATGTTATTGCTGATTCTTTAGAGTCTAATTATTTTTTAGAACTTACAACTGAAGAATCATTTAAAAATGATCAATCAAGAGTAGTAAAAAGATATGAGGGTAAGATATCTGATAATGTGGAAAGTATTCTTAAGCAATCTACTTCAGGTAGTAATGGAATAAAGACATCAAAGAAGGTTGATGTGGATGAGACTTCTATCAATTATAATTTCATTGGTAATTATAAGAAACCTTTTCATGTTTGTACTTGGTTAGCATCTAAATCTGTTCCATCTAATGCAGGTAAGATTGGAGGAGCAGCAGGGTATCTTTTTTATGAGACACAGGATGGATTTAATTTTAAATCTATAGATGCTTTATTTGATCCAAAGAGAGTGAAAAGAACATTAATATTTACAGGAACTCCTGACTTACCAGTAAATTATGATACAAAAATTATTAAGTATTCTGTTGAAAGAAATGTTGATGTTAAAACTAATTTAACTCTAGGAGCTTATGCTAATCAGACTTTGTTCTTTGATTTCTATGAGTATAAGTATACTAAAAGAGATTATAGTGTAGGAGAAGGTGGAACGTCAGGAAGTAAAGATAAAATAGTAACAGGTGGAAAGGATAATTTTTATGCTTCTGCAGATAAAAAACTGATAGATACTCCTTCTAGATTAATGACTCGCATATTAGATGTGGGCACTCTTCCTAGTGGTAGGAGTAGTGCAAAACAGTTAGAAACTTGGAAAAATAAAAAAGATCAACCCACATTTGATGCAGAAAAGATAATGGTTCAGTCTCTGATGAGATATAATCAGATGTATGCTATTAAAATAAATGTATTAATAGCAGGAGATTTTACTTTAAAAGCAGGTGATTTAATTAAATGCGACTTCTCTAAAGTCAGTCCATCAAGAAATTCAGGTATAGAGAAGAGAAATAGTGGCATATATATGATAGCAAGTGTGTGTCATCGCTTGACATCTGATCACACTACTACTAATCTAACATTAGTTAGAGATACCTTTGGTAAAAAATCTTCTACTTAGGATTAAACTATGACCACTAAAACTCCAGAACACGATCTAAATCATGAGGTTTATATAGATCCTAAAGATCATAAAGAGCATGTCAATCATGGTATGATAGAATACTCTGAAAAGGATTTGGAAATGCACAACGATGCTTTCCATGCTCATGAAGAGAATGAAGAAAATCCTGGTGGTGCTAAGATAAATGACTGGCATACAAGACATGGAGATAAGCACCTAGAAGTGTATTGTGATAATCATCCAGACTCTTTAGAGTGTAGAGTATACGACGACTAATGTTAGAAACCTTTTTAAAAACTAATTTTGTAGGTAAGGACGGATACTTCTGGTGGATAGGTCAGATAGTAGAACAAAAATACTGGGAGCAAAATATAGCTCCTTATCCTACTGATAAAGAGGAAGAGTTTGGCGGATTTGATTATAGATATAAAGTTCGTATCATGGGTTATCATACCGATGATAGGAATGATTTGAGTGATGAGGAACTTCCTTGGGCAAGTGTTATGTTTCCTGTCACTGCAGGAGCAGGGTCAGGTGGTGCTCATCAATCTCCTAATCTAAGGCAAGGTAACTTTGTCTATGGATTCTTTATGGATGGTGAGGATGCACAACATCCTATTATTACTGGTGTCTTTGGGTATAATCAATATAAAAAATTAGAAAGAAATGATCCAATAGATGCTTATACTCCATACAGTGGGTATAATAGTAAAATGGATTTAATTGCTTATTATACAGTATCTCCAGATAAATCCTTCATAAGTGGTCTTACAGATGAGATGCTTATTGAGAATGCTGTTGGATTTGATCAATTCCCATCTTCATCTGATTTGACAGCTTATTCTCTAGAAAAAGTCCCTCAGCCTATTGCTCAAGATATAGGGTGTGATCAAACAAAAGATAAAAGTATACAGACTATATTACAGAATGGTCTTGCTAAAAAACAAAAACTTGAGAAGTCTAAGAGCAGTTGGTTGACTAAGATGTCTACTAGAGTTGCTGATGTGGAGAATAAATTGGATGAGATTAGTGGTGGACTAGATGCTTTTGATACTGCTATTGAAAAAGCAATGAATGATATGCAAGAAGGGATAACTGGTCAGATGAAAACTGTAACTGATAATATAGAGAGAGGAGTTACTAAGTCTATTAATGAAGCTATGGCTAGTGCTTATAGTCAAGTTTTTCCTGGTGCATTACCTGACTTGAAAAAGAAAGCAGATAAGGCTAACAATGATCTCTCTTGTGCTTTTAGAAATATAGGAGCCAATCTTTTTAAGATGGTGGGTGGTTTTTTAAATCAGGCTATTAATAAACTTATCAATGCTCCTCTTTGCGCTATTAATAATTTTATAGGATCAATGATAGGAAAGATTAGTGGAATTATTGATGGTGCAGTAGGTGCAATTCTAGGACCCATTAAGTCACTTCTTTCTTCCTTAGGTGGAGCTACTAATCTTCTTGATAATATAACAACAGCTGCTTCTGGTGCTCTTTCTTTTCTTTCTTGTGGACAAACTCCAAGTTGTTCTGATGTAGAATCATGGAGTCAATCTGAAGGAATTGTAGCTCCTAACATTGCTGCTACTTTAGATCTTCCTAATATAATATCTCAAGCAAAAGGTATTGCTTCTGGAGTTAAAGAATCTATAAACTCATTTAAAGATATAGGATCTACTATTAAAGGTGTGGTTGATGGAGCAGACTTTAGTAATGTGATTGGTGATGCTGTCTCTTCTTGTAATGTAGGTCCTTTGAGATGTGGTCCTCCTACTATAGAATTTTTTGGTGGAGGTGGATCAGGAGCAGCAGGTAATGCTATTATAGGTGCTGCTGGTACTCTCTTAGGTGTAGATGTAATATTACCGGGAAGTGGATACACAGATGTTCCTTTCATATCCTTTAAAGATTCTTGTGGAAAGGGAGGAGGTGCTACTGCAAGAGCAGTGATTTCTAATGGAGAAGTAGTTCAGGTCATAATGAATGATACTGGAACAGATTATCTTCCTACTCCAGATGGAAGTCAAGGAGGTGATGGAAGAACATGGGCAGAATCTAATGAAACTACAGTTAAAAAGGCTGATGGAACATATGAGACTCCTTACCAACCTGGTACTGTTATAACAGTATGTCCTGGAGATGAAGTGACTGAACCTGGAGGGAATGTAGTTTTCATAGGGGGAGAAGATTGCACTGAGATTACTGCTAAAGAGGCTGCTGATACTCCTATCTCAGATACTGGAGAGTATCCTGTATCTCTTTCTATAGACTTTGTTAATGTAGTTAACATGGGATTTGGATATGATTGTTCTAAAGATACTGTAGTAGTAGAGCCTAATAATGGAGCAAAATTATCCATAGGAAAGTGTGATTCTACAGGATCTATTTTAAAAATAGATGTTATTGATGGAGGTACTGGATTTGAGAATGATCCAGACATTTACATTCAAAGTGATAGTGGGTATAATGTAAAGTTAGTTCCCACATTCAAGGTAAATAGATTGGATGTAGATGCTGTAGGTGTTGTAGATGCTGCAGCAGTTCCTTCTACTGGAATAGTTCAAGTAATAGATTGTGTAGGTAAATTCTGATGACTAAAGAGATTAATTATCATCCTCTAGGATATGGAAATGAACATGGAGAAATAAGATTTGGTCATATTATAAAGGGAACTAAGTTTGGAGCTTATTTGAGGAGTGGATCTGATAAAGCTCATTATATGAACTTTAAATCTACAGGAGATGTTAAACAAGGACAGAGGAATAGTACTAATTTCTATGCTCCTGGAAGTTTTACTATAAATTGTGGGGAAGATATAGAAGGGGCTAAGACTGAAGATGGAGGAAAACTAGCAAATCCTTATGCATATAATTTACTTGCTCAACATGGAGATATTAGATTGTCTGCTCCTTTAGGAACTATTAAATTAGATGCTAAAAATATAGAGATAATAGCAACAGGACCTGATGGAAAAAATGGAGTCATTAAATTAGATTCCAATCAGAAAATTGTTATAAAATCTCCTGATATTGAAATTAATAGTTCAGTATCTACTAAGATATTTTCTGAAGGTCAACTAGATACTATAGGAAAGGGTATTATGAATGTGTATGGAGGACTGATGGATTTTGCTGATGGATCAACTGCATTATTAGGATCAAAATCAGGTATTAAAAAGACTGCTAAAGATGGTAACTTATCATCTCTTCTTGAAGATATGATGAGAACAGCTCCTGCTTCAATAGAAGCTGCTGCTAATGAATTGAAGAAGGCTGGAACATCAGGAAAATTGAAAGAGTTAACAGGACAATTAGAAGGAGTAGCTGAAGAATTTGAGGGGCAACTTAGCCTCTTTGAAAAAGATGCTAAAGCAATGTCTAAGAAACTAGATGGTTTCTTTAAAAAAAATTTATAGGAGGTAATTATGAAAGTTCCAAGCGTTGAATGTGGTAAGCAACTATTTGTGGGTGCAGGAGAACCTAAAGCTTTAGGTAAAGGCACTGATTTAGTAAGAGGATCTGCATATATTGAAGGTCCATTGCAGGTAGGTGATGATGAGACATATGATACTATCACTGCTACCGTAATGATAGGAAAAGAAACTAATACTGATACAGAAGAGCATCCTTCTGATTCTTTAATGGTTGATGGGGATATGACTGTTAATAATGGAAACATTCATACTACCAATCTTTTAGGTTGCACAGGTCAAGGTGTTGCTTTAAGTGGTAGTACTATTAATGTTCAAGGTTGGAAAGGATTTGATATTAAGCATCCCACTAAAGATAAGCATAGACTTAGGCATGTATGCGTAGAGGGACCTGAAGCTGCCATCTATCATAGAGGAAGAGTATGTAATGGTCAGAATGTAATTGATTTACCTGATTATTGGAGGGGTTTAATTGATTATGAGACTCTTACTGTTCAACTTACTGCTATTCATTCCCATCAGAATTGTATAGTAAAAAGAATATCACCTATAGAAGGGAGAATTTATCTTCAAGCACAAGGTGGTATGCCAGTAGATTGTTTCTACCATATAATGGCTGCTAGAGTTGATG